CCGAAAAGACGGACTGAATCAGCATGTCGGAATGTATTGCCACCCGAGGTCTGTAGTAATCTTCTTCCAAATGAGATCGTGTTTGTACAACTTTTCTTTAGACTTGAGTAGCGGGAAACACGGGAGGTATTCATCCTCACCGAGGAGTTCGCAGAATTTGTACAGGACGTAGGAGTAGCTCAAAAAGTTTTTACGATTTTCAGGACAATGTTTCTCAAAAGGCTTTTGAATCTGACCAAACATGAGTCGAAGGCGGTCTTCTAAGGCTTGAGGCATGGTTGGTGGTTTCACCCCGTTGAGAATCGTTGTGATGTAGGGTGCGTGTTCGTAGTATTTATTCATGTGAATTTTTTTCAACATTTCGCGAACCTTGCGATGGGTCAAATCTGATTTATCTTTGATGCGTTGTTTCTTCACCTCGAGTTGAAGTTGATCGATAAGTTCCTGTGGAACGCTCGTGTACTCCTTCGCCTGAAATTGGTTGACCCATTCGTTAAAATGATTTTCCCGACGGTACGAATATACGACGTGGCGTTCCATATCCTGCTCCTCCTTGAATCCCACTTCTTGACACTGCACATAATCCGTCATACCGCACTTGAGACAGATCATGTCGCTTGTAATGTCATCGAGCGTATGATCCATCGAACCACACCCTTTGCATTTGGGAACATACCCTGGATTCTTTTTCTGCATCGGCGCCAAGTGGTTTCCCTCTACAGTCGACATGTACTTTTCGTAGACGTCCTTCTTCTTCCCACCAGCCGCCTCAAACTCCATCAATAAAGGAATACAATCGGCCATGTAGTCGTACATTTCTTGTTCAGCATCCTTGTCCCCTTTAGATATTCGTTTTTGAAACTCTACTATTCGTTCTTGATAGCGCCCTTCCATTCTATTTAATATATTCAATTCTTTTAGTTATGTGGTTTCTCAATTTCATCGAACAATTCAGACCCAAAAATTTCCAGGTACATCAGATGTTCAAACACGAAGGTGATGTGTTGATACCAGTCGATGAATTCAAGTTAGGCGAACACGGACACGTCGATTATTATTTCGGGGGACAGATGTACACGCACCTCGGACGTTGGCCGATAAGAAATGTAAAGCCTCGATTTTCTATTCCTGTACACAGCGCCATCTTCATCAACGACGAAGATCGGAAACCTATTGTGTGTACCGACGTCGTCAAACGACACTCAGGTCCGACGCAATCACCAGTCTCGTTCGATGAGTATGCTCCTCGTCCACACTTTACATTTTCATTCACCGGAGGGTTTCGCATCTCCGTGGGAATCAAATGGGTCCGGGTCAAAAAGAATTCAGGTATTATCCACGTCCAGAACGTCCTCGGTCAGATGACAAAGATTTTCGTATCTCGATGAGTTCTTCTGATATATGATTCAGATGCAAAAGCGTCAGTACCGAATTGACGAGAATAACATAGACGAAAAATCCATTCATTGTATTATTGAAGAACGGTCCGATGGCTTTAGTCCACCTTTGGTGCCAAGTAAAATTTGAGCTCGCCGAGGTTCGCCACCGTGTACCGAAACACGATGGGCATATTTTCATCCTCGTCGTGTTGCATCAACTGGACGCTCGAACACAGACTCGTCGCCCGGGTAAACATGTTGATGTACTTGAGCGAAAAGATGTTTCCGAGCGGCTTGTCCATTCCAGGCTCGACACACTCGATGACCGTTTTTTGATTTGCAAAACCACCTTCACACTCGAGTTCCAGAGTCTTCTTCTTTCGCGTGATTCGAATATCCTGTGCCAAGTTGTGCATGTCACGAGTCACGCGCTGGAAATCAACACTCGGAATAGTCGTCAGAACATTCATCTCAATCTCAGGCACGGAAAGTTCGTCGTCGTTGATATCCAGAAGCTTGAAGTCGAACGACGTTGACGACTTTTTGGCTGCATTCTCAATGTGAATGTGCAACAGATACGAATCATCGATCGACATGCTCAACGTGTCTGTGTTCGTGACCGACTTGAGCAGCTTGTACGTATTTGCGACGTTGAGACCGGCCGTGTGTTCCCGGTCACAATGGTACTCTTCGAAATTCTCGGCAGGCATGACGAGGTGAACAAGCGTCACGCGTGCCGTGTCCAGAGTGACGACCATAAGTCCCTCTGGACGAAACACGAGGTTGACATCGTTGATGATATCTTTGAGCACCTCAAAGACGGTACGAAAGGCACTCGCCTGTATCGTCTTGAGACGAACCATGGTCATAATACGCATGCTTACTTTATACCCTTCTGGTATGCGTCAGTCACCTTGCGATTAATCTTTTCCTCAAGTTCACGTGTCATTGGAGGTGCCAGAGGCATATTGAAGTGATCAATGTCAAAAAAATCACCCGCCTCATTTTCATGTGTGTCGTCGAGCGAAGCGCCTGACAGAACAGTCTGATCAAACTCCTCGATACGCTCTTCAGGCTTCATCGTCTCGATCCATTTACGGACGTCGTTACCGACGAGGAGATGACCGTCGTTCGTCACCAACGTCGGTACACGTGTAATCTGTCTCGACGGAACGCCCTGAGTGGACACGTTGTGGAACCGGATCATATGGATGAGTGCCGGATTTTCACGAATTTCTTGAATCACCTGAGAACAATACGGACATTTGTCACTGTAGACCAGGGTGGCCATTACTACTACCAGACTTTTTGTACCCAGGAAGTCGACGCAGGACTTTCCACCACGGTGGAAAGGACTTTTTTCTCGTCTGGTAATAATATGAAGGACGTCGTCGTCTTCCTCCTTCTGGCAATTTTGGGATTTCTGCTGTGGAACCGCGGTGTGTTCATGAACGGTGAGTCTTTCACAAACGTCAGTGACAAGAAACCCGTAGAACCAGCAACCATTCAGAGTATCATTAACGCTATCCAGGCCAAGAATCCTGATGTGTATCCGGTCCAGACCATCTACGTCAATTCTATGGAGGGTGACAAGGGGTCGTCTATGTACGAAGCTCGTATTATGTTCATCAACACTCGTGGGTACTTTGGCGTCCAGTACGACATCAAAGCGGACGGCGACGGCAACATTCTCGAGTTGTCCGAGCAGCCCCAGCCTGGCATCGGTGCCGCTGATGTTTTCGAGCCGTTCGGTCCCAGCGACGAGTATACAAAGTTCGAGGACACACAGGTTGTCCTGGACAAACAGTTTGCTGATCTGAAGACTCAGGTCCCAGGCTACCAGACCAAGCTGGACATTTGGCTCGAGCAGATGCGCCAGGAAAACAAGGCGAATGCGAACGCCGCGGCGCAGACGGGCACGGTTGTTTCTAAGCGTTAATTAGGAAATGATATCAGCACAAAATCTTGCTGAACGCGAGCGTAAACGACTCGAGGTTCGCAAGGCGACGTACAAGGCTATTCTCGAACAGCTCTGTCGCAAGATCAAGTCTGCGTCAGAACTTGGAGAACGTTCGGTGTTTCTGACGATTCCGCCATTCACGATAGGATACCCGGCATACGATATCGACAAAGCAACGGAGTACATCCAGCGTCAATTGGATCGTTTGGGGTACAAAGTGATCAAGGTGGCACAGGGCACGTTGGGTGTCAGCTGGGGGGACACGAAATCCAAGGGCCCTGTCATCATTGATCATTCTGTAGAAGAGGACACACGCAGTATTGCACTGCCTTCGCTTGCCAACTTGCATAAGACGGCTTCTCAATTGCGTGGAGGTTCTAAGGGGTCCAGGTGAGATCGAGTTTCCATTTGTTTTCAGCAAGCCAGGCGAGATACGCAGGTCCTATCATACAAGCTTTTATGAACCAAATCATAGTGTCGTTCAACTGAGAAGCATCTGTATTTTGATTAAACACTGCAGATAATTCAGCCATCTGACCTGTACGGTTAAACTTTTGTGTGTACTTGGATGGTATAGTCGAATTGATATAATCTATCGTTTCAGGTGTCCATGGATTATCAACTGTATGTCTTGCTGAAAGTAATTTATCAGTAATCGTGAAACAATATTGAAGCATTTCTTTCACTGTTTTACCTGATTCAGAAATTATTGTATTCGTAAAATCAGGAACACCATCAGCCGTATAATTTACAGGAACAGCCATAGAAAAACTCCTTGTAAATTCTACACCAGGCAACGCAAAGGCCCGAAGAATCAATCGATCTCTGTTTCCGAGACTCGACTCACCCGATGTGTATGCGGTATCAAACATTGTATTCAGCTCGTTCACATCCGTATAATGTGTGAATGTAAATCCATTTGAATTCAGTGTATCAACAAGTAAGTTGATATTCGATAAGCCTGCCGATGCATCATTTCCGATATCGATACTAAGAATAGATTTTACAATATATATCTTTATATTATCCCCGTTAGTACCCCTGTACCTTGTATTAAAAAATGTTCCGAGTGATGTAATCTGAATATCAGAGTACGTTTCCTTTTTCCTACTGAGAAACCATACGAGAATTAGAATGATCGTAATAACCAAACCAACTCGCTTCATTATTTTTACTTGATATAATAATAATGGGCGCTCTTGCTAACTTCCCTGGACTGAATTCTGGTTCGACTTCGACGACTTCGACGACTTCGACGACTTCGACGACTTCGACGACTTCGACTCCAGAAGAAAAAAAAGGTATGCCGTGGTGGGTCTGGATCATCATCGTACTTCTCATAGCCGGTGTTGGTATTTCAGTCACTGCGAAATCGCGTGCAAAAAATTAAACCAGCTAACATCAATGGATTCAACAGCCATCCTGGTCGAGGCTGAACGCAAGTTTATGATCAAGCTGTGCAACGCCATGACTCCCGTGATGACTGACGCCTTTTACGAGATGTACAAAAAGGCGGTCGAGGTGTCCAAGGGTCGTCAGACGCTGATTCACTACCAGACTCTGCTCCAGGAGGTGCCTCACTGGAACAACACGATCGTGAAGCAGCACGCTGACGCCATCATCAAGTCCTGTGCCATGTTCCCGAATCTACTCGCTGCCGTTTTCGTGATTTCGGTCAAAATCATGTCCGCCGTGCGTATTTCGACCGACTCCAAGAAGATCAATATCAAGTTGCCATCCAACGACGTGTTCGTCCATTCGTGCTACATCGCCGCGGCCAAGAGCCTCTATGAGGATCCGTACGTCGTCGTGGACAAAATGTCAGACCAGGATCGTCGCATGAAGATGGCTTCCCGATTCAACGAACTAATCAAGGAGGTGGTTGACGATTTCATCCCTGTACAGCAGATTCTTGATACGTACATTCCCAACTTTACGGGCGGCGATCTCGACATGAGCGGTGTCAGTGAGGACCCAACAGACCCTACCGACCCAGAGACGAACGAGGAAGAGACACCGGTAACACCGTTGCCCGAAACTACTGAAAGAGCATCGGCTCCAGAGGCGGGGACGCCAGCACCTGCAGAGGCTGCTGGTACTCCGGCACCGGATACAGAGCCAGGAACTCCTGCAGCTCCGGAGCCCGGTACACCGGCAGCCCCAGAAGGCGTGAAACAAGTCCCAGTCAAAGTGCACCACGAGACGCTGTTCGATGACGCTCCCGATAAATGAAAATTCTCAGCATACAGTAGATGGCTGATCATTACTTCCGTGAGCCGATGAGCGCTGCTTTGATTGCAGCTGCAGCGACTATCGCCTATATTCATATCAGAGCGTCCCTGAACAACGAAAAGGCGCTTCCAAACTCGTCATACTTTAAACCGGCATTCCTCGTCGGTCTTCTCGTGTACATTATAGTCCACCAGGGACACGGACACCAGGAATCGATATCAACCACACCTTTTAGGGCTTAAGTCCAACGGGCGAAGCCCGTTGTCCGCCAGCCAAAGTCCCGGGCGTATTGGGCACTACGTGCCCAATGGCTTAAAGCGTTCGGTACACAATTTGTCAATGGCGACCACCACCAACGCGTTTAACGACATGATGCAGCAGTTTCTTGACGAGCTTGTTCTCACGTTTCCAGGGGAGAAGAAGCTGGTAAAGTATCAGAATACGTTCATCCTTCTTCGCAAGGCGAATCCCAAGAAGCCAATGAAGGAATTTATGGAGACTGTCGGTCCATTTGCAAACCATCTCATGCAGAGGGATGAAGCGTTTTTCAAGACGCACGCGGCAGAGGTTCAGTTTCTGAATGATCTGGACATTCCTCGTCTTTGGGGCTCCGATCTGTCCGATACGACGAAGAGTGCCATTTGGCAATACCTCCAGACACTGTACATTCTCGGTACGACTATCACCGCTCTCCCAGAAGATACTCTGAACATGATCGAGTCTGTGGCGCAAAAGTGTGCCACGCAGCTCCAGGATACCGCAACTTCTCCTGATGGTACCATCGACGAGGCGGCTTTGATGAACAGTATGAATGGTCTTATGTCGTCTCTGCTCAAGGGTGGTAAGGGAGGTCCTCTGATTTGAAAAAAAGTATACGTATACTAGAAGATGACGATCGACCTGCGTGAACTCATTGCCAAAGACAAGATGCTTGATTTTTGGCCCACGGCTCGTCAGACGGCAGAGGAACGAGTCCTCGCCACGACTCGTTTCATCCTGTACGCCGTCGTGCTCACGTACCTTATTCGCCGTGACGCTCGTATTGTTGCACTCGGTGCTCTTGTCATTGCCGCTCTTTATGTGCTCTACACTATGAATATGATTCCAGATGGTAAACGTTCTGTGATGACAGGACCCAAAGCAGTCAGTGGACTCCGTATGCCAACGCGCGACAACCCGATGGCAAACTACCTGCTCGGCGACGACCCGAGTTATTCACTCCAGGCTCCATGGTATCCGACGATGAAAGAAGAGGTTCAGAATGAGTGGAACGCGATCCATCCATTCGAGCGCAAGCGTGATGCGGAACGCAACTTTTACACGACGGCGGTTTCTACATGGCCAAACGACCAGGCGGCTTTTACGAACGCCGCATTCGGAAGACCATTCGATCCAATGTGCCGAGATGATCCATCTCAGTGTAACCCCGACGGTCCATACGCCCGTGGTCCAGAACGTGTGCAGTTGCGCGGCGGAAACGCAAAGTAGACAACGAACACGTTCGTTGGATAAAAATCTCAATTACAAGTAATAATGCCGAGCAGCGTGCTTCAGCCCGGACTCCTCATGGTTGAGGATGGAATGTATTTTGGACCAAAAAACACCAACTACGTCGATATCGTCATGACCGATGACGCTCTGCGTTCTCATATGACGTCTCGTAACAACAAGTACTACGCAGATAAGCCATACGATTTCCCGGAGCTGTACATTGAAAAGCCTGAGAATCGTTTCATGTCATGGGATCCGACAAGCACGTATTCAATGTACCAGTCGATGTCGTACGCAAAGCGTTACCCTACAGATAAGCAGTGAACAGACAGTGGACACCCCGTGTCCACTGGATAAAAAATAGCAAGTAACTAATAGATGGACCCCTTCAGTCTTGCCGCCGTTGTCGGACTGGTTTTTGCCGGAAAGAAACTCAGCGACGCCAAGGAGGAGCAGGCGGTGATGCCCTCACCACCAAAACCAGAACAGATTACTAAATTTGATCTCGTCCAGTACAAGTTTGCTCAGCAGGATCCCCCGATCGATCCACTGAACACCGAGCCAAACACGGGACGTGGCTTTTCAGGCGGATTCCGTCTTCCGCCCAAGGATATCGCTCCGAGTTTCACAGACGTCGTACCCAACGGTACGCGTTTCCCATTTGGCCAGCCCGTATACCAGACGGACGGAAGTCGCGAACCGGTCACGAACAAGATGAACAACGTGACACCAACGGATAAGAAATACGTCGGCCGCGGTCTCGGTCTTGATCCAGACGTTCCAGCGTCCGGTGGTTTCCAGCAGTTTTTCCGTATTCTGCCCAACAACATGAACGAGGAGCGTCTGACGAATCTCGCAGGTACATGGGGTGGTCCGGCCAATCCCATCGTCAAGAATGGTCTTACGACGATGGGTGCCATTTCTCACCCTGCCAAGTTGTCCAAGACGACATCGGATTACAAACCGATGCAGACGCGTGGACAGGGTCAGGGTGGTGCCATCACGGCACCAGAGACTCGCCCGGATTTCCAAAAGACGCGTCGGACGACGAACCGCCAGGAGACGGGTCTGCGCAAGGATGGTCTCGAGATGGGTCCAGCACAGTACATGGTGTACGAGCACTACGGGTCGGCATACAATGATCCTATGCGTTGGTCAAATAATCGTATCAACCCCGATCGTGCCGGAAATCCAGGTCGTATGAACGTTCGTGCCGACCCAGTCGGTGCCGTCGGTGCCAACACAAACACGCGTCTCGAGGCTGGTGCGCTCCCGGTTCGTCCAGCGGACGCAAGCCGTGGTTCTCGCTACATTCCGAACCAGTATGACAAACTCAACGTGTTCAAGGGCCAGAAGGATCCACGGACGGATCGTCTCAACCTGGCAAACAACGTCCTTCAGAATAATCCGTTTGCGCACTCGTTCACCGCGAAGGCTCAGTCTGTAAATTAAACTACACCTAAATTAATGCAAATCTGGAAGTGGCTTTTAGTCATTGGACTTTTGTTTCTGATTACGTACGAACCATCACGAGGCGGGGGAAAGCTGATGAATTTTTTTACGAACGACTCAGTAGGAGGGAATGAATTCCCCGCGCGACCAGCCATGTCGGGAGAGGCACAAAAGTATAGCGATACCAGTGACGACGATTAACGATAAGCAGTATATGCTTATCGTTCACGACCGCCGGTACCAAGAATGGACATTCGTCACCGGCGGGTGTCGACGTCGCGAGGTGATCAACCCTTTGCGATGTGCCGTTCGAGAACTCGAGGAGGAGACTCGGGGCACGATCAACCTGAAACGAGGCGCCTACTCGTACTTTCAATTTTCGACCAAATACAAAGGTCCGGGTGATTCCGAAGCGGACATCGAAGACGATGTCACCAGTATTTACCATGTCTACGTCATCGATCTGCCTATGACGGCTCGTGAGCACACGTATATCGTTCGGCGATTCAACGAGGAGAAATCCAAAATGGAGAATCGCCAGACGTATTTTCGTAAAAACTACGACGAAAATGACAAAGTGGAATTTGATACGCTCGAAGGGATCACAGCTCGTGAAAACCTATGGGACATGATACGTACACACGTCATCTCAAACCCAGATTTTCACGCAGCTCTTTCCTCAACCCATCGAACGAATTTTTACTTTCGTTCGTAAAATTTGCACACCTGAAAATATTGACACTCAGCAGGAATGACCAAGTCGAAGCGCATGTTCGCTGAGATGCTTGTTCAGGCTCGAGGACACGGTGATCCCGACGAGATTGCAAAGACCATGTCACTCGTCGACATCATCTACGAAATGAAAAAGGAGGAGTTGAAGAAGGAGGCTCCGCCTCCTTCGACAGGGGCTTCGCCCAAAGAGGAGCCCGAGCCAGAAGAGGAAGAGGAACCTGTCGTCCTCATGAAAATCAAAGACTTTTGGAGTCGATTGACTCACGATTCAGACTCGGATTAAATTAAGATGAAGAGTTGTTTGAAAGCAGGTCCCAAAAACAAGCGGTGCGTACGCGCCTCAAACAAAAAGGTGTTCAGTCTTCCTCGAAAGTTTACGAAACTTCAATGTCTGCTCGGTCCCATTAAAGGGTTTACGATGCGCGCGAGCT